CCAAGGTAATGTTACTCCTTTCGCGTCGGATGCGTATTTTTGCAATTCGGAAATTCTAAAAACTGAACTGGTGATAGCTCGGGGATACCAAGCCATACCAATTGAACCAGAAAATGTTGCATTTCCAATACAAGTTATACGGTATGTTAAGGCACCCGAGTATCTCTCGTGCAGTCTAGCATAAGCTACGATGTATCTGTTAACGAATGGTGTGTTAACTCCATAGGGGATCTGGGCGATGATTGAGCCTGATTCCACATCATCAGTAACTTCTAGTTCGATGTCTGCATCTAAAGGATTTTTATATATGAGTGTTTTAATATCAAACATAATACCTCCAAATGCGAGCATATTTGGCGTTCCGATTGGATTTAATTGCGAAATTTGTGACATTTCTACATTTCCCATAATGGGCTCTCCGGGAGAGGTCATTGTAGGAACTGTTCCTGTTGGCTGTGCGTTTCTTCCTGATGGTAAATCGGCGACTGTCATTCCGTGCGAAGCTACGTTCATTGCTGATGGTTCAACTGTTGTTAAAGTATTCGATTGAGAAGGGTTGACGAAGTTGAATTTGAATCTTGGTTTTCCATGTTTTTCAAATATTTGGAACTGCACTTGAATGTTTCCTGTTGCTCCTCCTTGTAATTTATGACGTAATCTTTTTTGTAAAGCGATGTTCATTTTATCCAAGACGTTTGAACGTTGTTCAGGTGTTAGATGCGCGTTATCATTTTCAGCGAATTTAATGAAGGTGTTATTATCTTCTGGTACATCAATATATTGTTGGTTTGCTGTACCTCGTCTCAATAAAGGACTAGATTTAAACATCTTTTGTGTTACAAATTCGTCGAAAGTAGGATGTTCGCGTGTTGATATTGTTTTGTCTCGACGTAAGCGTAACAATTCTTGAGCATACTCTTGCATTTGTTTTGTTTCGTGGATCTGAAACTCTAATTCTAGCCTCTTCTGTCTTTCTTTTAGAAATTCTTCTACGGTTGATGCCACACAAAGTTGTTGAAGCTGTTCTTGTAAATCATTAATGCTTTTATCTGCCGGTTCGTCTTTGATACCTCGAGCTTGTAGATAGTTGTGACAAGCTTGCTTATAGGCATCCTTTCTCGTAGCACCGTGAGCCATACCTTTATACAGTATATCTGTATTAGACATAGCTAAAACGGTTACGTCCCACGTTGGTTTCTCATTCCATCCTGTTGTTTTATAAATAACGGAATATTCTTTGACGTCGTCTCGTTGAAGATGTTCATTGAATTTGACATCAGCAAAACCATAATCTTCTGGCAGCATATTGGCGGTAGATTGCTTCAATATAATTTCGTTTATAACTTTTGAAATTTCAGTTAAATCTGAAGAAGTTGCAAACTTATTACTTTGTGTTGATAATTGGG